GGGGCTCCGATCCCGAGAGGATGCCCTGAAGCGCAGCCGCCGCGAAGTAGTCGCGCATCGACATCCCTCGCTGCGGATCGACGACCACATCCTCCTCGCCGGTCGCGTAGTTGTTGCCCCGGCTCGCGGGTCGCGGGAACGCGGGGCCGCCAGTCCGATCGTCAATCATGCTCGTGTCCTCCGTCTCTCAGAAGGGGATTCCGTCGTCGGGCAGGATTGCGCCTGCGAAGTGCTCCACGGCATCGGGGTCGTCCAGACGCGGCGGCCTGTCTCCGAGCGTGTGCCCCACGATGCGGTCGTACTTGTCGCCCGCGCGTCGCTCGACGGTGATGGTCATGGTCGGCGCGATCGCACCGGCGTTGGCCAGCTCGATCGCCTCGTCGACGGTGTCGGGCACCGGCTCGCGCGATCGCGCCGCCCACCACTGCTCGGCCTTACGGCGTGCGAATCCGCTCCGGGGGTGCTCGAAGCAGATCCACTCGCGTTGCCTGCGGCCGAGGCCCACGCGGTACTCGACCCGCATGGTCGGAGGTGCATCGGGATCGTCGCGCTTGGTGTGGAAGCAGTACGCCACCTCGCTCACCGCCTCCTCGCTGCGGGTCACTTGACCCGAGAGGATGCCCTCGCTCGTCGCCGAGGCCTCGTGCGTCTGACGCTGTCGCTCGGGGAACTCGAAGCCGCACTCGGGGCAGTTCGAATAGCCGGTCGCCACCAGCGCCTTGCACTGCGGGCACTGCTTCGCGGGCGCTTCGCCGGGCTCGCCGCTCCGCGCGACGACGCGGATCGCGTCGACCGGACCGTGGCGCAGCACGTTGCCGCCGAAGTCGAGGACGAGACAGTCCGCCTTGCCGGGGTGCAGCCTGAAGCCGCGCCCGACCATCTGGTAGTAGAGCCCCGGCGACATGGTGGGCCGCAGGAGCGCGACGCAGTCGACACCCGGCGCGTCGAAGCCCGTCGTGAGCACGTTGACGTTCGAGAGACAGCGGAGCTCGCCCGAGCGGAAGCGGGCAAGCGTCTCGGCGCGATCCCTTCCGGGAGTCTCGCCGCATACGAAGCCGCACTCGACGCCTTGCCGCTCGCGCAGCACATCGGCGATGTGCCGACCGTGCCGGATTCCGCTCGCGAAGATCAGGATCGAGCGCCGCTCCGCCGCTTCCGCGACGATCTCGTAGCACGCGGCCTCGACGAGCCCGTCATCATCCATGAGGTCCTCGACCTCGCCGGGGATGAACTCGCCTCCGCGCACATGCAGCCGCTCGTAGTCGGGCCGCTGCGATCCCGCCTTCGTGCGGAGCGGGCTGAGCCAGCCCTGCACGATGAGCTCCCTGACGCCAGCCTCGTAGCAGACATGGTTGAGGACGTTGTCCGCAGCGCAGATCTCGCCCGACTTGAGCCGGTATGGCGTGGCCGTCAGCCCGATCACGCGCAGCGCCGGATTCACCAGCTTCGCGTCGGCCAGGAACGATCGGTACATGCCGTCGTCCTCGGCCGGGATCAGGTGCGCCTCGTCGACGATGACCAGATCCACCGGGCCGAGATCGCCCGCGCGCTTCCAGATCGACTGGATGCCCGCCACCGTCACTGCGCAGTCGAGCTCCTTCCGGCGCAGGCCCGCCGAGTAGACGCCGACCGGAAGCTCGGGCGCGATGGCCCGCAGCTTCTCGACGCTCTGCTCGAGGAGCTCCTTCACGTGCGCGAGGATGACCACGCGCCCGCTCCAGAGCTGCACCGCGTCGCGGCAGATGGTCGCCATGACCGGCGTCTTGCCCGCCGCGGTCGGGAGGACGACGCAGGGATTGTCGTCGCGGTTGCGCAGGTGCTCGTACACCGCGTCCACCGCGTCGCGCTGGTAGGGCCGCAGCTCCATTACGTCTCCCGCTCCATGACGAGCACCGTCACCTTGCCGTTCGGCAAGACGTCGCCGCGCACGACTTCGAGCGTGTCGATCTGGCTGTCGTCTCGGTACGCTCCGCCGTGCTGCAGCGCGTCGAGGAGCGCCTTCAGGATGTTGTCGAGGTCCCTCCTGCGACGGTCGGGCGGATGAACGCTGATGAACAGGCCCAACGACCCCTCGGCCGCCACGACGCCCTGGAGTTCGAGTTCGTCCGCGATCTGCTTCCGGTACTGCCGCCCGGTACGGCTGATCAACGTTCGATCGCCGACACGTCGCCAGTAGTGGTTCACGCTCGGTGGGTAGGACAACTCGTACACGACTTGTGATCTCAGCGCTTCCACGGCGGCGTGCTCCCATTCGCGGCCGCGGACGCTCGCGCAGTCGCCGCGCTCTCGCGCCGCTCGTAGCCCTTCACGACATTGGCCATCTCGCCGTTGTCCTCGCGCTTCTTCAGGCCGACGTTCACGACCAGCGGGATGTTGTGGAGCTCGACGCTGTCGTTGGGCTTCAGGACGCCCACCGCGCGACAAATGGCGGACAGCGTGCCCAGCGCGATCTTGACGGTCGTCGCGTTCGGATGCCGGTGGGTGATGCGGTCCCACACGCGACGGCCCTTGCAGGGACCGTCGACGATCTCGAACTCGAACTGGATGTACTCGCCCGCGCCGTTCTTGGTCGGCTTGGTCTTCGAGTCGACGATCACCGCGATGTACTTGCCTGCGGGGATCGGGTCGAACCCGGCGTGCGGCTCATGGTCGTTGGCGTTGAATCCGTTGAGGCTCGGCATGGTTCAGTTCTCCTGAGTGCTGGCTTGGGTGTCAGTGTTGGTGTTGGGCTGCTCGCCGCGCGCCAGCGCGGCGAAGACGCGGTAGTCCAGGGGCAGCTCGTCGGGGAGGTTGAGGCGGTTCTTGGCGACGTGCGCCGGCCGCTCGGTGGTCCGGAGGATGCGCTCGCCGGTGCCGATGCCCTGCGTGCGCTTGCGGTCGAAGCCCTCGCTGCTGGTGCGCGTGTGGACGCGGTAGCTGGCGAAGAGCACCTCGTCGCACCACTCCTGCACCAGCGCCGACGCCTGCTTCTGAAGCCGCGGCGCGTAGCGGTCGTACGAGTCGGTTTCCGGATTGGCGAACTTCTCGATCGCGGCGTGGGCGATCAGGATCACCTGCATGCCGCGCTCGGCGCGGAGCGCGTCGAGACCGCTGAGGATTTCGCGCCACTGCGTGAGCGCGAAGACGTATCCCTTCGCGTAGCCGATGTCCTCGATCGTCTCGACGCCGCGCTTGGCGCACACTTCCGCCCAGATCAGGCGCTCGAGCCAATCGAGCGAGTCGATCACGACCGTCTGGTAGTCGTGCTCCTCCGAGTAGAGCGACGACAGCGCCGCGAGCACGTCGCCGTACTTCGCGGCGAGCGGGAAGCGGTCGCACTCGATGTCGTTGGTGCCTTCCTCGGTCGTGATGAAGATCGGCTTCTCGGCCATCGCGCCGAAGGTGCTCTTTCCGACGCCGTGGACGCCGTAGAGCATCACGCGGCGGGGCATGAGCGATCGGCCCTTCCTGATCTGTGCGAGCATGGTCATGCGGTGCGGTCTCCGTGTTCGGGGGTCGTGGGTCAGTCGCGGTCGTAGAGCCGCAGCGATTCGAAGCCGGTGGGCCACGAGTCGGCGGCCCGGCAGCCGACGAGCTGGCGGATCGCGGCGGTGTTCTGTTCGGCGGCCTTGTCGAGGACGCGCGGCGAGAGCTGCCACACGCCGCAGCGGAACGGCTCGCGCTTCTCGACGGCGATCAGGTGCACCGGCAGCGCCTGGCCGCCCGCCTGCGCGACGAGCGCCCTGTAGAAGGCGAGCTGCGCGACGTAGCCGAAGGCGCCGATGTGCCACTCGAACGAGTCGAGCGAGTCGGCGGTCTTGAGATCGACGATGCCGCGGTCGATGGTCGGGTTGATCCAGTCGATCCGCGCCTGGCAGGGCACACTCTCGAGCGTGCCGCGCACGACGCCCTCCGCCATGCCCATCGCGAGGAGCTCGCGCGCGAACGCATGCGCCTTCACGCTCGCCGCCATCTGCTCGACGATCGCGGCGTCGTCATCACCAAGGACGGGCTTGCCTCGACGCTCCGCCCACTCGGCGAACGCTTTCGTCGTCGAGCCGAACGGCTTGCCGGTCTTCTCGTTGATCGGGCCGCCGACGGCGAACTCCTGCTCGTAGCGATCGCGTCCCTCGAGGATCAAGGTGTGCGCAGCCCGGCCGACTTGGAAGGCCAGCGAGTCGCGGACGGGGATCAGGCCGAGTTCCTTTCGCCGGAAGAGCTGCGGGCACTGACGGAACTCCGTGAGCCGGTGCGAGGTGAGGTACTCGCCGCGCCGCGCGTGGTAGGCGTCGGCGGATTCGCGGATGAGGAAGCGCAGTCGGCTGTCGATCTTCTCGGGCTGGGATGCGATCGCGATCGGCATGGATGGCTCCGGTGGAAAGTAGTCGCGGCGGTACTCGCCCTGGCCGAGGCGCACGAGTGGCGCTTGGCCGTCGTCGCGTCGGCGCGAGAAGGCGCGCATCA